CCGAATGTCACAGGCTTTATGGCCGCTATGTCGCTCTTGGACTTAGTGAAGTGGCCAGCCGCTCCCTCATCGACCGTTATGCACGAGCCGTGCAGGCTGAATTGAACCGCCGCGCCCACCAGCAACGCGGGGGCGGCGCTGCATGAGCAACCAGAAATTTTTCCGGGGCGAACGAAAACACCCGAAAGGATCAACGGATGACCGAACACGACACGATTTCTGAGGCTCGCGCGGCGACCGAAGCGCCGGCGATTCCGCGGTCGGCGGTGCCATTCCCTGCGGCGGGACCAGACGCGTTCTTCTTTTTTGCCTTGGGCAGCCAAGAAAGGCTGGAGGACGCGCTCGACGCCATTGCCCCTGTCGGAGAACACGAAACCTACTTCGGCCGAGCGGAAAGATTGCTGCTTGCCGGCAACCTGGCTGCAGTCCGGGCTGCGGTGGACTGTGGTTTGAAGAAGCTTGAGGGCGGTAAGCTGGTGCCGTTCGCGGATGTGGATCTCGATGAAATTTCGTGGACCGTCTCGGAGATCGTCGAAACCGCCCTGGACGCTCTCGCACGCGGGCATCTGGGTAAACCGTACAAGCAGCTGATTGAGGAAATGACAGCAGCACGGGAAGCGGCGATCGAAGAAGCGCGACGTGCATGGCGTGAGAAGCACGGCGAAGCAAAGGGAGGGGCGTCATGAGCGGATTCATCGCACTGGCCCGCGAGAACATGATCGAGGTCGCGATTGACGGAGCACTTTACGACAGCGCAGGCCGGCTTATTCTGGTGACGGAAAAGGCCGTGCCGATGCCCGAAGTCCCCGCCGTGATCTTCGGGCGTGGGTCTGACGCCATCGTTGGTGTGATTACCCACATGACTGCGATAATCTCGGCTGCCGCACAGCTGCCTGAGAAGACCTTCGCCTTCGATGGTCTTTGCACCTGGGTCCAGCACCACATCGCGCCCGCGATTCGTGAAAATGCAGAGGCCATAGGCGGCATCCCGGACGCCGCCCATGGGGAGATCGGCCTTGCCGGGTTCTCGCCGACGATGGGGCCAATGTTGGCGGTCATGAGGACCTTCCCGGTTACGATCGACCATGGTGCCGGTGAGGTAGAAGAACTCGCTCCCTGGGTGCTGTACCGGATACCAGAGCCGATTTGGATTGGAGGGCCGGATGTCAGGCCGGAGCTCACCGCTGTCGGCCTGACGTTCGATCGCCTACGCCGCGACGGCCTGCGGCCGCACGCGGTCAGCATTATGACCGCCATGCGCTATAAGGCCGACATCAATCCGCTGACACCGGACGAGCCGCCGCGGTTCGGGATCGGCGGTCACGTCCAGCTGGTGACAGTCACCCCGGAAGGCGCCGACTCCGAGATCTTGCACAGCTGGGATGACCCGCTTGGCGAGATCATCAATCCTTTCAAATCGGCCGCCTGATGGCGCACCGGGGAGCGTATACGTCTCCCCGACCATTCCCCCGAGAAGATTGAACACCCCGCCGCTGCCACCGAAGCCGATACCTCTGGCGGCGGTGTTGACCTGGAACAGGGCGTCCAGGACATCATCGAGCAACTTGTCAACGATGCGGTTCAGTGCTCGCACGGCGATCTCGCCCAGCTCCTGCCAGTCCAGCTTTCCATCCGCCAGCGCGTTTCGAAGATCGGATAGGACGCCGCCTGCGATGTCGCGGTAAAGGTTCGCGGCTTCGGTGGCCTGACGCTGTGCCTCGGCCTCTGCATGCAGTGCGGCGACCAGCGAGACAATGCGTGCCCGCTGCTCCTCTGTTGCCGCTGCACCGGCTCTTCTGAGCTCATTTGCGATGTCGCGCTCGAGATCTGTCGCGCCGATCAACCGCAGCTCCTCCTCCAGTTCTGTAATCACCCGCCGTACTGCCTCCGCTTCGCGTTCCGCCGCCAGCGCCGCCCTGTCTCGGTTCCGGCCGCCGGCGTCCGACGTCGGCAGCGTTGGCGGTGTCCAGGTCCGGTCAGTCGGCTTGCTGACAGGCTCCGTGCGGGTCTTGAGGATGTTCAGAATGCGGGCTTCCTCATCCGCAAGCCGTTGCATCGCGTTCTGAGCGTCGATGATATAGCCCTCGATGACCCGCCGCTCGCTTTCCGCCATTGGGCCCCACGCGGCCCGCTGCTGCTCGCGCAGATCGATGATCTTCCGCTCCAGGTCGAGGCGCTCCAGGCCGATTTCCCGCAGCCTGTTATCGAGCGTTGCTGTCCTCTGGTTCTCGAAAGCCCGGAAGCGATCAATGAAATCCACAAGCGAGTCGGCCGCCGAGACGATAGCACCTTTGAGGTTGGTGCCGACAGACTGCGCTATCTCATTGAATTTCCGGTCGATTTCAGCGGCGCGTTCGATAATCTGCTCGTCCAGCACGATGCCGAGCTCATGGGCGCGAGCGATAGTGTCCCTGATGCCCTGCTCACCTTGATCCAGGAGCTCCACGAAACGCTCACCCGCGGTCCCGCCGAAGAGCTCGTCAGCGATGCGGATTTGCGCAGCCTTCTCCATCTGGCCCAGGCGGCCGATGATTTCGAGAAGAAGCTCAGAGGGATCCTGCAGCTTTAGCTTGAGCTCCTCGGCCGTATAGCCCAATCGCTGGAATGCCTCTGCAGCGGAGCCTGCCTTGCCGCCGGAGGTTATGAACTCGTCGGCCCGAAGGTTCAGCTCTTTGAACCCATCCACGAGGGCGTCGACGGCCACGCGGTTTTGCTCGGCCACGAACTTCCACTCTTGCAGGCTCTTAACGGATATGCCGGCGCGTTTGGCCTCGTCGCCGATCGTGGCTATGCTCCGGGCAATATCTCGGAACTCCCCGATGAGCGCCGTAACTCCTCCGGTGACAAGGCCGCCGGCGAGTCCCGCGATTGCGGCCTTGGCAAGACCGCCCATTTTGACGAACGCTTCGCCGACACCGGCGGCGGACCTGTTCGCCCGGCGCTCAAAATCATCCGTTCGCTTCTCGCCCTTTCGGAGCGCCGCCTCATAGGCTCGAAGGTCTGCTCCGAGCGCCACCTGAATACTTCCAACAGTAGCGACCATTCGAAAATTCCCTCTCCGGTATCAAAACAGTGAACGATTATACCACGATCGTTTATATATAGGTTGACAATATGAGGATTTTTGAAGCAAAGTGCCGAGTATCACGCGAATTTGTGCCTGATTGCAGGAGGGTGCTGTGCTGCACCGGCTCCGGAATTTCCTTTCCCGAACAACAACGAAATCTCTCTCGTGGCCCACGGCAGACGAGATCGCCTTTTCAGTGGCTACCCTGCGGGCGCTTATGGCGTCTCGGTTTCCGAAGCCTTGACGGTGCCTGCGGTCTCCGCGGCCGTACAGGTGATCGCGGAGGCCGTCGCGTCGCTTGACGTGACGGTCGTGGAGGTTGACGGCGATGTTGAAACGCCGATGCCCGACCATCCGGTGACGCGGCTGCTTCGCGGCGATGTCAACGACTGGAGCTCTGGCTATGAGCTTATCAGGGATCTCGTTGCCCAGGCGCTTTGTCACGATACGGGCGGAGTGGCTTGGGTGAACTGGGTGAACGGTAGGCCCGTAGAAATCATCCACTACCGCCCCGGCTCCATTGAGGTTGATCGTTTGCTCGACACAGGAGAGCCCCGCTTCCGCATCAACGGCCGCGAGGTGCCATCTCGGAGCATTTTGTGGTTGCCGGGTCCGTTTGATCGCGCACCGCTCTCTCGGGCGCGTGAAGCCATCGGCCTTGCCAAGATGATGGAGCGAAGGGCGGCTCGCCTGTTTGACCGTGCAGCGCGTCCCGGAGGCATCGTCAAGTTTAAGAACCGCATGGACGAAGAGTCGCTGAAGCTCTTCAAGAAGAACTGGCGGGAGACCCACGAGAGCCCGGATGCGAACGGCCGGACTGCCATCCTATGGGATGATGCCGACTTCGTGCCGCTGGAGTGGAAATCAACGGATCAACAGTTCCTCGAAATGCGCCGGTTCCAGATCGAGGAGATTGCCCGTGCCTTCAACATTGCGCCGGTTTTCCTTGGCGACCTCAGCCGGGCGACGTGGGCGAATCTGGAGTCGAAGCACAAGGAATTCTGGTCAAGCACGGCCGAGCCATGGGTAAAGGCTCTTGAGGGTGCCCTACGCCGCTCCCTCCTGACCGAGGAAGAGCGCGGCCGCCTTGCCATTCGCTTCGATCGTGACGACATGAGCCGAGCCGACCTCACGGCCCGTGCTACGGCGATCGCCAGCCTGCGGGCTTCTGAAGTGCTGTCCGCCGATGAAGCACGCTCCTGGCTTGGCCTCGGTCCGCGCGCCGATGGCAGAGGCAGCACCTACGAGAACCCCAACATCAATCCATCACGAGACTGACGATGGAACGCCTATTCATCGAAACGAAGATCGCGGCCGATGACGCCGGCGCGGTCAATGGGATCGCATGGCGCTTCGGCGAGCCTGATCGTGTCGGCGACTGGATAGAGCCTGGCGCGTTCAAGGGCGCAAGGCTCCCGATCCCGATGCTGTTCGGCCACGACATGAATGACCCGATCGGCACATGGGACAACGCGGAGGAGAAGGCCGACGGCCTGTATCTTTCCGGCCGTCTGCTAGTCGAGGGAGTTTCCCGTGCCCGCGAAGTCCACGCGCTGGTGAAATCCGGCGCCGTTCGTGGCCTGTCGATCGGATTCATCACGAAGAAGGCGGCGACCCGTTCTGGTGGCGGCCGCACCATCAAGGAGCTTGAGCTCCTAGAGGTCTCGCTTGTGACGATCCCGATGCACCCGGGGGCACGCGTGACCTCGGCGAAATCTGCCGTCCACGCTCTGCGCATCGTGGAGGCGATCAACCGCGCAATTGCCAACGTAAGGAACTGAGACGATGAAGCATTTGAATGTGGAAGCGCTGCGCAATTGCGCGGCGATTGAGCTCAAGGGCGATGATGACGATCCCATCAGCATCGTCACGAAGTCACTCGACGACCTTCAGAAGACCGTGAATGACCGAATCGAGAAGGTCGAGGCCAAGTTCGCCGAGCGCCTGGACAAGCTCGAAGCAAAGGCAAATCGTCCGCGTGTGGATGTGCCTGCCGGCGAGGATGATGAGTTCGAGCGGAAGGCGCTGAACGAATATCTGCGCTCCGGCCGCTTCGTCGATCCGGAACGCAAAACCATGACGGCCGGTACGCCGGAGGCGGGAGGGTACACCGTCGCCCCGACCTATGCAGCCAGGGTGATCGAGGGGATCACGGAATATTCGCCGATCCGCCAGCTTGCCAACGTGATGCCGATCGGCACCGACAAGGTGCTGTTCCCAGTCCTCACCGCTCCGCTGACCGGCGGCTGGGTCTCGGAAACGGGCGACCGATCTGAAGACGAGCCTGCATTCGATCAGCTCGAAATCTCGGTCTACGAGCAGGCGGTGATTGTGCCTGTGAGTCGCCAGCTGCTTGAGGATTCGATGATCGACCTGCAGGCGTATCTGGAAGGCCAGATCGCGCGTCAGTTTGGCAAGCAGGAGGCCAACGCCTTTGTTCGTGGCAACGGTACGGGCAAGCCGACCGGTTTCCTCGACGATCCGGACATCTTCGAACAGGTGACGGCCAAGCAGGACGGATCCGACCTCATTGAGAAGGTGATCGATCTCTACTACCGGCTGCCCTCGGCTTACGCCGCGCGTGGTGCCTGGCTCATGAACCGCCAGACCATGGGACTGATCCGTGCCGCGGCCGACAACACGACCAAGGGCACGCTTTGGAGCGACAGCCTAGCCAACGGCACCCCTCCGACGCTCCTGGGACGGCCGGTCTATGAGGCGCCGGACATGCTGGGCCTCGACGACGGCAATTCGCCTGCAGGTCCGGGTTATCCGGTCGCGTTCGGTGACTGGGAGTCCGGTTACACGATCGTGGACCGCATCGGCCTGAACATCCTGCGCGACGACTTCACCGGCGCGAGCAAGGGCATCGTGAAGTTCCACGCCCGCCGTCGGGTCGGCGGTAAGGTAACGCTGCCGGAAGCGATCGTGCTGATGAAGACCACGGCCACCGGCCAGTAAGCTCAACGGGCGGCTTCGATTTCTGACGGTGCCACGGCCCATCGAAAACCCCGAAGCAGCCTGCCCGGAGCCGCCACGTGTTGTGTGTCTGAAGGGGTTGAAGGCTGCAAGGCCGCTCGGGCGGGAGGCCATCGGCCCCCACCCGCATCTCCCAATGAGGTTTTCATATGGCTCTCAACAAGCCTGCGCGCATCTGCGCCTGCCGGTTTCGCATCAAGCACGGCGAGCTCTGCCCGTGCGAGAAGCAGCGGAAGGAAGCCCACGACGCCAGGCGCGCCAGCGCTGCGGCCCGCGGCTATGACGCTGCATGGCGCAAGCTCCGCGCCGAGCATCTGCGCCGTCAACCGAACTGCGTCGTCTGCGGCCGTCCCGGCAAGGTGGTGGACCACATCAAGCCGGTGCGCACGTATCCTGAGCTCCGGCTCGACCCGCGCAACCTTCAGACAATGTGCGTCTCGTGCCATTCATCCGTCGCCCAGCGGCAGGAGCGCGGCAAGGCGGGCAAGCGAGCCTTTAGATCACTGCAACTGGGGGGTGATCGAAAACCTTCGGGCACCAGCCCGAGACCGGCGCGGGGTCCTTCGCGCGAGAATTTCCCCAACCCAGCGGCAAAATCTGAGGTGTCGATATGATGGAAATCGTCACCCAACCCTCGTTTGATGAAGATTTGTGGACCTGCGCGCTCGATCACGTGAAGGTCGACGACGAGGCTCTTCACCCGCTGATTGAACAGTATCTCTACGCGGCCATTGCCCGGGTGGAGGCTTGCAGCGGACGAGTGCTCTACAAGCGGACCATCAAGCTAGTCGTTGACGGCTTCGAGCCTGAAATCGTGCTCTCGGCAAGCCCGACCATCGCAGTGACGGCGATCTCTTACGTCGATAAGGACGGCGCAACACAGGATCTCGACACCGCGGCCTACGTCCTCGTTGACAGGCTCGACACGCCCAAAGTGATCCCCGCTCGCGGCCATTCCTGGCCGGTAACGGCGGATGTACCCGATGCCGTCTCGGTCACGTTCGATGCAGGCTACGGCGAGGAGATGAGAGACATCCCCGCTGCCTTGCGGCAGGCCGTGTTGATGACGGTGGCAGACTGGTTCCGCTTCGCCGGCAACGTCGCCACCGCTGCCCTGCATCCGCTACCCGATGATGCCTATCGGGCCTGCCTGCCGTTCCGAAGGGTGTGGTGCTGATGGCGCGCAAGCCTGGCGTCTACGGTGCGAAAAAGGTGTCGGCCGTTTTCCGCGAGGCCGCCCGGATCATCGGCCCAGTGGTGGATGATGCCTCGCGCCACGCCCTGCGACCAGTGCTCACCGCAGCCAGGCAAATCACCCAGCACGAGAGCGTCAAGAAAGCGCTGGTTCTGAAGAAGGATCGCAAGGCGCCGAAGACCCAGCCGGTGCATGTCGTGGGTGGCGATCCGAAAAACCCGGATTACCGCTTGCTGCACCTTCTCGAATTTGGCGTCGATCCGCACTGGCAGCCTAAGCGCAAGGTGATGCACCCGGGCCATGCTCCGCAACCCTTCCTTACGCCTGCTTTCGAGGCCGAGGGCAAGAACGCAATCAGGCGCTTTGGCGAAAGGCTCGGCCCGGCGTTCGAGAAGCAGATCGCACGCCTGGCTCGCAAATATGGAACGAAGAAATGAAGGTACTCGCCATTCTGCGGTCGCTGCTGCTCGCCTCGGCCAGCGTCACGGCGAAGCGCGCCGGTGAGGTCTGGATCAACGCGATTGAACAGGACGACCCTCTGCCCAACGTGCAGCTGATGCTTGTTTCTGGCTTGGAGGACTTCACCCATTCCGGCCCATCCGGTCTGGTCGAGGACCGTGTGCGCGTCTGGTGCCGCGGAAAGACCGTGAGAGAAGCGGCTGAGCTCGGGAAGGCCGTACATGACACGCTGCAAGGGTATACCGGCCAGGTTGACGGCACTCATGTGCAGCTCGTCCGCCGCGTGATGACGGTCTCGGACTATCAGGAAGGCGCCGATGTCCATCGGTGCATCATTGATTTCCAAGTCAGTTGGAGCGCGTGATGACAATCGACGCCGCCACGCTTAACCGCCGTGTCACGATCGTTCGGCGGACGCTCGTCCCTGGCCCGTGGAACCCGGAGGAAGTCTGGACCGACCTCCGCACAGTATGGGCTGCCGTGCGGTACGATTCTGCTGACGAGCAGTTTGCCGCCGGCCAGTTCTACGCCCGCCGCATCGTGACCTTCACCATGCGCTTCACCCACGACCTGACCGAAGTCGATCGCCTGCGATGCGACGGGACCACATACGACATCCGTGGAATTACCGAGATCGGCTTCCGCGAGGGCATCG